GAAGATGTTAGAAAAGACGTAGGACCCAGCTGTTACCGCAGTATTTCCTACCCAGGCTGTAGGTGATACACCAGTGAGAGACGTTGAGTTATAGGCGAGGGGAGCAGTTGTAGTCTGTAAATTGCGTAGGCAGCCAGTGTCTCTTACAGTCCTTTGTCTTGCCTCATTGATGTAGCTTGTTAGCTGAGACTGTGTCCAGAAAACATTATTGACATCATGTAGCAAGTTTTCAACTTGTGATAAATAATCATTGAGCGTTGCCATTGATGGTCCATAGTTATGCTACCCGTTTTACAGAGGGTCTTCCCCCCACGTTCTTCTCAGAACGCAGAGGAATCGCGCCTACAGCCGAGGGTAACGAGCTGTTTGTTACTGGTCTATCGTTTGTAATCACAAACCGATCTAACATCTTTAATCCTTCTTCTAATTCGCTGTGGAGTTTAATCCACCCGTGACGAACTAGGATATGCTCTCGGTCATCTAAACCGAAACCAAACAACTGTCTAGCACCAGACTCTGGCAGCTCGACAGGAATATTCTTTTTGAAGTCGTAGAGAACCCCGTCATACCCAATGGTAAGAGGAGTATCTCCACGATTCGTTACAAATACACTCATTAGAATGAAACAACATCACCATAAACAGAAACAGTTACTGTAGCAGTACCGTTACCTTGGGTCACATTGACATACAAGGCAGAGGTTGTCGCGCCAGACACCGCAGTGTTTGAGAGATAAGGTTGTGCAATTGTCAGATCTTGGTATCTACCAGCTGCAGTAATGTTTGCAAGTGCTACGTTTGCAACAATTGCATTACTCGCATTTGCATCTGAGCTGGTGGTAATCGTCACATACGCATTGTTAGAACTAGCTGTTGGATTGCTAATTGTTACTCTGCGTACAATGACAGCCCCAGAACTTGCTACATTTCCACTGTTTGTTAATCCACCATTTATAAGTGGAATTGCAGCCACCGCGTTACCAGTGGTTGCAAGTGAAACAACTGTAGCGACACCAAGCCGACCATTGCCAAATGAATCTAAATACAGTTGTGCAACTGCGTCAGCGTTTGCCATGATCTACTCCTTATGATGCGTTGTATGTGCCAGAAACATTCTGTCCACCAGATACGGTCAACAATGTGACTGTAGCATTTGTAACAGATGAATTGGCAAAGACGTTAACACCGTCAGAAATAATCATACCACCCGTGTTGTTAGCCAATACCGTAGACACCGCTGTGATATTTCCATTTGTGTTAACTGCAGATGTAGCCTGGATGGTTACGTTAGCAGTAGGGAACACAATGTAAGTACCAGCGGGGATCACGTTACCGACAGTTGTGGCGGGCGTTGTTGTGATAGTTAAATACGCGCCAGGCGTATTTGCTACAGCGTTTGCAAGGATAATTTTATTAAATGCTAATGCCATTTTTTATTCTCCTTATAGTGACAAGTAGTTGTAGCCGGTGATCTTAGACATTGACTTGGGCTTGACAGACACCAATTCAGCGATCATAAGAACAGCACCAACATAACCGATTTGCCAATTTGGTAAGGTGGACTCAAATCCTGTGAATACAAATGAACCTTGCTCATGGATATAGAGCGACAAGTAGTTTGTATTCAGGAAGTACACTGTACCTTCTGGGCAATAAGGATCTGGATAAATTGGAACACCAGCAACCATCAAAGCGCGGAAAGCAGCTTGAGGACCGTTGTTGTCACCATCAAAACCAGAGCCTGGGGTAATAACATATTGCTCTTGACCTACGAAGTCTTGAGCCAACAATGTCCAAGTACCAAAACCGCAAACACCGAATGAGGGCATTTCTGCACCTTTTTTCACTGTTCCAGAGATGTATTGGAGAATGTTTTGTCTTGTGGGGTTTACGTTACCAGCTGCGTAAACTTTTGACTGCCACCAGGTGTAAGTAGAGCGGTTGATGTTACCGTATGTAGTCTGGTAAGTTGCTCCACCTGTACCGTCATCCACAGCAGCGGGCAAACCGATGAACTGTTGATTGTTGGTGGTGTTGTTGTAGAGAGCCGTTGCCATCGCATCCATCATCACGTTGGTGGCATCGTTCATACGAGCCTCGATCAGAGGAATAATAGCAGCGTCTTGTTGAGCCACACCTTCCATACCGAGGAACGGTACGGGAGAGATCATCAACTTAAGATCAAATTCAGCGTTGTATGCACCTTGTTGGACTGAAGGCTGGGCAAAAGAGCCAGAGTAGTCAGACCACTGTGCATTAACAAACTGAGCGCCCTGGACGGGGACAGTTACAGAAGAAACACCTCCAGATGCTTGCTGACTGTTTGCAATCAGAGCAGCCATGAGGGGCGTAGAGTTGTACAATTGTACAACGAGTTTGGGAATAAAGGCTCTGCGGGTAACGTAGGTTAACTCAGTGAACTGACTTGACCCTGTTGCTGGCAGAATACCACCACCTATAGCCATAAAGACTCCTTAAAGATGGGCATTTCTGCCCTGACAAATACTACCCTCTTACAAACCGATTGGACGGGTAGGCTTACGCAAGTCTGCGAATGCTCTAACCGCCTCTTGCTGTGCAGCACCTCTAGGATCTTTCCAGTATTTACCCAGATCAAACTGGCGAATAGCAGAAGGATTGTATCCTGTTGGTGTAGGCACAGCTGCCTGTTTCATCCAGTTGTGATACTCGGCTGCAGTCTCATGGTCTGCAATCCGCTTATCCAACATCAATTTCTCTACCTGTGGTAACTCTTCTTCAGAAACCAGACCCTTTTTGACCACATTGCGTCTGACATTTTCCAAATTCTCTACCGCCTCTTTTTGAGCGAACTTGGCTTTGAGTGCCTCATTCTCTGCTCTCATTTGTGCAATAGCAGAGTTTGTGTTGTCCTCAATATCGAGTTCAGCGATATTCATATTAGGATTAAGTTTCTTGGTCAAACGCAAAACATCTTTGCGAGTTTCTGGCGTGTCCGCAAGCTGCTGCATGAGACGCGCGAGTTCATCGCGCTGCTCAAAGGACATATTTTCTAATGAAGACATATTTTTACCCTCTTACCGTTTTATATAACTTTTTTACCGTCTGCTGGTTTCTCAACTCTCATGCCTGACATAGCTGCTTTGTTTGGAGCTGACAAGCCACCGAATTGAGAAAATCTTGGTGTGTTAACAACTACACCATTTTTTTGATTGTTGTCTGTTGGTCTGCGTGGTGCAGCTGCACCTCTAGGTTTGAATAAATCCATGATAACTCCTATTACATTGGGGGTGGGGGCATTCCACCAGGAGGTGGAGGTGGGGGAGGCATTCCACCACTAGGTGGTGTCATACCAGGGGGAGGTGCTGCAGCAATTGATTTGCTCTCAGGTGTTGCACCACCCGCCTGGGGTAATGATTGCAACATCTGGATAATTTCAGATTGCTGTAATTCGTTTGTTTTGTTTTTACGCGGTCCAAGCACTTTATTGAGTGTGGAGATGGCAGACAGAACGGCTTTGCCTTCTTCTGTATTGCTGCCAATATTTGCCAGGGCTTGCTCAAGTAAGTCTTGAGCCATACCCAAATTGATCATGGATGCCTCTTTAGAACCCATCTTTGGCTCTGGAGTAGACATAGGCGCACCCATTGGAGGTGTTTCTGCATCAGGCATACCGCCTGGTGGCATTGGAGGAACAGGCACAGGCGTACCAGCGGATCTAGGTCCACTCATCAACTCCATCAACTTATCTTGCGGTACGCTCATTACTTCTCTCCTTGCCCTAGTTTGTAACCACTTACTAACTTCTTGTCAATAGGTGGGAGTTTTTATGTCGAAACTCCCAAAACGCTACAGAAATCACTTACGTGACTTACGACCTTTACGTGCTTTACGCATGATGTCACTCCTAGGTTGAGAGGAGGCGAACTATTTTTAGGGAAGTAAGCCACACCCTTTTCTTCTTTGCAAAAGAAACTTTTACCGTCTGGTTTTTTTACCTTTACGCGCTGTTCTGTACATGATAGATCCTTTGTGAGTTAGCACTAACTTCTGGTGTAAGACCGTTGTGTCCTACCTCCAGTTGCGTTTTTAACACCAGTTTGCCTGTATGTCAATCCTGGTCCAGAACTTTCTTTTCTTAAAGTGTCTGAACTGACTCTTGGCTGGTCTGCTCTGGGTTGTGTTTGGGGTCCACCGACATTCTTTGTTGCCATTATCCAACCTTTTTAAGATCAGGTTTGCCCTCTTTGACTTGGGGAGGAGCTGGGGGTTGCCCAGCTTTCTTTTCCTCCATTCGTTTTAGGCGATCTTTTAACTCCTCTTTCATAGGTGGCTCGATCAGGTCTAGCAAAGACTCTTTATCGATTGCACCGGCTTTGAGTAAGTTAAATGCCAATTGTCTGTTGTCTTCCATGAAGATGGGGGAGTTGCTATGTGCATCCACTTTCACAGTAAAGTTTTTCGTGAATTGTTCTGCAATGAACGGGTGACCAGCTGTGTCTCTGAAGTGCGTGTCATCATAGAGCTGCATTGCTTTGAGGTACAGGGTAGCCAGTTTTTCTAGACTGTCCTCGATCACCAGGGCGCGTTTCTTTGTCCTGGAAGATCCAAGTCTAGCCAGTTGAGAGGCGTGACCCGCAGACCGTACACCCGCCTCACCCTTACCAGAGAGTACGTTACCGATACCAGATGCCTCTTCAAACATGGCATCCACTTCTCTGATCTCGGTAAAGAGATCTGGTGGCATAGTGGGAGCCAATTTCTCTACTTTGGCATTTGGCATATCTGTAGACAACAAGCCACCAGCTCGGTTAAGAGCAAAGTTCTTCTCATCTAAGATGCCTGTAAATCCAATCAGAGCTGTAGGGGGAGATACCTGTTTGGACAGAATATCTAGGATCTCTGTCATGCGTCTGTTTCGCAGCTGCTGCAGATATATGAGGCGCTGCACTTCACTTGCACCCCAGTAGTAGTCATACAAGGGATTAGGACAAACTTGAATAAAGGGAAGTTCACCTTTGATGAACAGCTGCTCACCTGGACGGTCATAAATAATGATGTCTGGATCTGCCTTTGTGACTACGCGGTAATCTTTGCTGTCATCGCACCAGCACCACAACTCTGTCATCTCCACCGTATCTTCTGACACTTCTGCCTTGTACCTGTTGCCACCTGACAAATTGAGGTTGACGTTACCGTACATGGTAGGGTTGGATTGAGACAGAATAATTCTCTCTACACCAGACGCAACTTCTGTCCGCTCATGTTGAGTAGAAGTTACTCTCTGCACAATCTCTTCTCTTCTGGGGTGAGAATACAAACGCGAGTACAGCTCAGACTTTGTGATGTAGTATTTCTGGATCAGCGCCTCTTGTCTGTCTGTATAGGTGATGTCCTCTCTCAGAACACCCATGCTGCCAGGCTCCACCATGTAGGGGTGAATCCCGTTGTTCATAATCAGTTTGATGTAGGTTGTGCCGTAGACCAGAGACCAAGTTGTTGCAGTTGAGAACACCTGGTCTGCATTCGAGTTAAGCCACTGGTCATTGAGCGCCTTTGTCAGCACTGGAACTTTTTGATGTTCGTTGGCTGGAGTAGACGCACCTAAGTTGATGCTGAACCTGGTGGTCTCAGCGGAGTACAAGAAAGAGGTGAGCTGGTCTAGATGAGGGAAGATCTTGTTGTAAAGAGCTGGAGCCTCTTCTGGACCGTTACCAAACAAATAATAATTTCGCAGAGTGGCGTAGTCTACCTTGCGAGTGTTCAAAGACACTTCACATTTGTAGATCAAGTCTCTAAAAAACTCATCTCTTTCTATCGCACTCTTTGGTATCTTCATGTTTGTACTTTCAGTCCCTCATGATCATTCATAGTGCCAGGACCCGCCTTGGGTTGCGTAAATTGTCCTATATCTTTGGGCATGATGCTGACAGATTCGTCTTTTACAGGCTTAAACTGACCACCCATGACCGATTTCAGGCTGATATTACCACCATTGCCCCACATTGCGCCATCCCCTGGACGAGGTTCCTTGGGTTGATTCTCAGCAATGCGTTTGTTGTTTGCCTCCATTGCCTCTGTTGCCTTCGCAAACTCTTTGTCTGAGAGTTTGTTCTTGCGTTTGAGATACCCGTCTTGATGTTCCCCAGCTCTGGTGGACTTGATGTTGGTCATGTCAAAGTCAATAGCCAGTTGCTTTAGATTTGCATCTGTCTTGACCGTCTTTTGGGACTTGATAGCCACAGGTTGCAAAAAAACAACCGATAACTCAGCCCCGCAGCCTTTAATTGGACATTTAGCCTCCCTAGACTCAAATACACCGTGGCTCGCGCAGAAATAATCTTTTAAAACACCCATTTTTACCCCCTTTTTGACAAAATTTCGCTGATATTACTGTAATCGTGCCTGTTTACAGGTCCTAAAGTAACCTTTGGCATACCGTTGACCATCTCAATTTTGAGGTTTGGGTACAAAGGTATCTCAGGTTCCTTTCTAAAATCCACATATCTGTGACCAGAATGCTTACGCATGACCCTGACTCTGCCTGATTTCCACATCTCATAGGCTCTGTTGACCCTCTTTTGGGTGTACTCGGTCAGCGGTCTGGTCTCCCTGGTGAAGACTTCTTCTATGTGCAGCTTGCTTAGACCCGCCAATTCACCAAATAATTCAATAGAAATGCCCCTGTCCTTGTCTTTTAAGAACAGTTTGATCTCTTTCATCAGTTGTTTTTTACTGAGTACGGGCATCTTTACCTCCATAAACACCAATCATCTTGAGATAGTTGGAGACGTTTTTGCCAACTGCAATCTGTTCAGGCGTGTAATCGTCCTGTTTAAGTGACATTTCTTTAGACAAACGCATAGCAACAAGTCTCGGCTGCACTTGTTCTGCCCAGGCAATGGTAGCCAGTGCGGATGCAATGACCCGATCATCCTTGGCTCTGCCTGGTGCGCCTATGAATCCATTCTCTCGCACAATGCCTTTCATCTCTTCCAGGGTGTCCATGCTATAGATGCCCATCATGCCCCGCTCAAAGTAATCCTTCATGTAGGACAGCATCCGCTCTTTGGTGTTTGTTGTGGTGATGAATCCTATGGAGCTGGAGAGTGACCCCATGTTGTCCATGCGTCTCCAGATGTAGTGGGACATACTGCCCAGGACATCCAAGAGTCCTTGTCCTGTGCCACCTTCCATAGCAGCTGCCAATCTTTTAAGATGTCTCATCTCATTGATCACTGCCTGACCTGGACCATTGACTTCAAGGTTAAGAGTTGAGTTCTTGTAGGCTCCAGCAATGTGCGCGATAACCCAGGCGAACTGGTAGGTGTTCAGCTCAGACGTTGCAAACTCTGCCACCTGGTCAAGACCATCCGCATAAACACGAAACACTTGGATGCAGAATCGATCTGCCCAATCGGAGGATCCATAAGCGGGATCAGCTCCGATGACATAGTATGCTGTATCCACTGGCTGCTGCCAAACCCGAAGGGTTGCCAGGCGGTCCGTGGATTGTAGGCATTCAGTATCCTGGAAGAGTTGCCCAAACGCATAACGATAACACTCATACTCTAACCCCTTCGCGTGTTTGGCTGCCTCTGTGCAGCGCGAATTAGAAAAGAAAGATGTTCCTGTCATTACAAACGCATAGTCCTCTGTAGGTGGGAACTCCTGGTACATCAAGGTCTCATCCTTGATGCCTTCGTACATCTTCCACCGCCACCAAGCCATTTGTCTGGAGTTGATCTCATAGCCATACATCTTCTTGACTTCCTTGACCCACTCTTTTTCTTCAGACTTGAGTTTGCCGTCCCAGTAGACCTTGTACTCTTTTGAGTTTGCATCTACAGAATAATATTCGTTTCTCCACCAGCCACAGAAAATAGCCCGCTGCGTTCTGGCTTTCTTCGCGGTCTTGTACATATCGTGGAACATATTGAACCCTTGCGCGGTGGACTCAAACAAGTAGAGTCTTTCAGGATTCTTCTCTGCAAGAGAGGCGATCAAAGATGCTAGTCCTTCTTCGTTTCCCCAGGATGCGGTCTCTGTCCCGTGTAGGTAAGTGATAGCCTTACCTTGCCCCAGACGAGACTTGTTACCAGCAATCTGGTAAAAAATCCTAGATCTATTTTTGAGTACCATCTGGTTTCTATTGTGGGCAACCAGCGGTATCTTGTATTCTTTGGGTAGTCCTTCGATATACATACCCAGTGTCGAGCGGAACATATCCCTGTTTTCCTCTGTATCCGCAACAAGAGTTCCTTGCCACCCTGGATGGGTGAACTGCCAATATAGATCCAGAGCCAGGGAAACAGTTGTGATACCCAGCTGCCGACCCTTGAGAATGACAAAGAAATGTACGTCTTCATCTAAGCCTTTCTGTATCTCTTCCATCACATACGTTTGTGTCCCCAGAAGTTTGCCCATCTTCTTGAGACCCTCCTCCTTGGTCTCAATACTGAGTTCGCTGCAGAACTTGTAAAACTGCTGGAGATTGAATTTCATAGCACCGATCTAGAGGGAGTCATATTTCTGTGATCAAACATCTGGGACTTGATCCCCTTACAGACGTTGTAGAACGTCTCAGGATGCCCAGACATTCTTGCCTGGTACAAGTGGAACACCCCGCCTTCAAAGTGCGTACCTATCCCGTATTTCCCGTAAGTATGCAAGTCCCAGGCTCCACCCTCTGGCTCCTTGAAGTAGTGGGTAGGAAAGAGAGTCTTGTATTTGATCTTGTTGATCTCGGCTGCATAGCTCACATTCTCTGCAACATCACACTGCTCATTCTCGGAAAAAGAGGGTTGACCCATGTTCTTCCAGCCCTCACCAGATATTGCTAAAAACGCGGGTGCAGCAAAGATATGTGAGTAAGGAGGTATGTGGTTACTAGCCTGGGCAATACCTACCATTGACTTGTTCTCCATTGCCCAGTGTATAGACTTGTCCACAATCTCTTTGTTGGTAGGAACACAATCGATGTCCAGGAACAACTTAACGTCTGCATCTGAAGACAACATGATGCCGTCCATCCAGGCTCCATGAGGGATGTTTTGCATGGTGTAATTGACATCAAGCCCCAGATGCTTACAGGTGTCCGTATGTGACTTTACTATTTTGGGATTCACGTTGTCCCAGTAAAGGGTATGCAATTCTATTTTCACATCAGTCTCCAATCAAATTCTTTTGCGTCCGCACTTCTCTCACCATGCTGACCCTTGTGCATCTCTAACTTTGTTGTGTAGTTGATGGTGGCTTTTGTAGACCTTGCCATTTTGATCTGGAACTCTTTGATAGAGTTGAAGACAATCCTGTCTCCCACCTGTGCCTGGTCCCTGGTCTTGAACAGCCACAGACTCAAGAAGTTGAAATGTTCTCTGTTAATAAGATAACAATTGGTGTCGTTGAACAAGTACCCGTCACTCTCAACGTCCACCCCCAGATGTTTCCCACCTTCGTCATAAAGGTTTCTAGGACAAGTGACAATGTCGCGTCCACTCTCCTCCATCACCCCCACCATGATCCTGATGTGATCTGGCTCATACCAACAGTCCGCATCTAGAAAAGCAATTGCATCAAACCCCTGTGCAGACGCAACAGCTGCAGCCACTCCTCTAGGCGTGTCCCCGAAGTCATTGCATCTGGGAACCGCCAGGTGGCTCATGCCTGGTCTGCTGATCAGATCCTGTCTGTTCTCATACCCATCTGCCACCACAAAATGATGGATGCCAAAATAATTCTGTTTCACCACCGAGTTCAGACAGCGCATTAGCACTTCTTTGCTCTCCTGGTAGTACGGTGTAATTACTGCTACTTTCATGGTTTCCCCATCTGTTCATCGTCCCAGGCTGCTATCTCACTTCTCACCGGCTTGTTCCTGGCACAGTTGATCAGCTCCTGGTAAAAAATCTCACTGTATGTCTTCTTCCACTCTGCAGCCAACTTTCTCCTGGTTGGCTTACTAATGCAAGAGATGGCTCTCAACATTTCCCTCTTTAGTTTCAAACGAGAGTTGTACAACTGCTCTTGAATACCCTTCTCTGTACCCATATTCCATCGCCTTATTCACCAGTACCTGTTTCTCTATCTCGGACACACAAAGCCTTCCCCAGAGTTCTCTACAGAGCGCTCTCAGTTCGTCCTCATCTTCCCACAATAGATTACTCAATACTTTGCCCCATGAATCTCAATAAGATTTTGCAAGCCAGACTTACATCTTCCAACTCCCCATAGGACTGACAATCAGTCAGGGTGTCTTTAAGCCTCCAGACCACATACTGGTCAAGCAAGTCTGTAGATGTCACCTTGTGGCTGCCTACCAGACTGAACTCTTCGTGTGGCAACACCTTCACTTTTCCACCTGTACTCATTACGCTACCCTCCAAACAATTAACTCTTCCCCCACCGTCTTACAAGTGAACTTGAACCCCAGCCTTCTGTTCGCCCTGTAGTTCGCATTCATCACCTTGTTCCTGTACTCCACCGAGACCGCAAACGAGTCCCCTACCTCCATGTCCTCATACGGGTAAGAGAACACCACCCTGGGCACTGGCATCTCTACATCTTTATTTATCACTAACCGTTGCATATCGTCCCCTCTACATATAACCCACACTATACACATAAAAAAAGGGATGCACAACTGGCATCCCAAACCGCTAGTGGCAACTGCGGGAAAAACACATATTTTTTTTGGGGTGGGCGAGAAGTGGGGATCACACTTACCACCCCCTCAAGACCCAGTGAGTGACCGCTCACTTACATACAAAATTGGTTAGTAAGCACTTACCCACTTACCCAAAATACCTCTGAGTTTTATACAACGGACGTTATGTTAAGTTATTCCTGAGGGTCCAACCTCTGAGCTGGAGACCCCATTTGGGATCTGTTGGCTCCTCAAGAAACCCCTTTTGAGGGGGACAAAACACTTCTGTGAACGAGAAGTGGTATTCACCCTCTCCCCGTATCCACTTACCCTATTGCCTACCTATTACATAGTTAAACCATACTACATAGAGAATATGTAGTATGTAATACATAGAATATATATTATACATATTTCCCTCTTGACAAGCAAATAGGTACTCGACATATAATCATCACATCTTAACTCAAGGAGACTCCTCATGGCTAGAACGATACCTACACCACCTGATCACAACTGGACGCACTTGCGGTTTGCCAGGACACTACAAGAGGCTTTCCCTATGGACTTCCACTATGACCTGTCTGTGCCTCCTGAATACGACTCAGAAGACCTGGTGGTCATGTACGCTTGCACAGCTGCTGCACTGTTCTTGTCTGTCTACTTGTGGTTGACAAGATAATGAAGTTTGCTAAACTATTGCGAACGGGGTTAGACCACCAGACCCTTGATGCGGTAGACACGACCAAGTCAGATAAACGTACTGAACTCAGCCTGAACCTCCTGGACCGCCTCGGGGTTGCGACAACTGGGGGAGTCGATAAAGACTCTAAGTTAGATAAACGAGAGTGTCCACACTTTAGTGTGTTAACCAGAGTAGGAAAAGTTATCCACAGCTTTTCTCTGGTGGTTTTCCTATTGCCTCTTAAGTTTAAAAAAATAAAGTTTAGGTTTCCCCACTTAAGGCAACGGGTTCAACAAGTAAATCAAAAGGGAGTTTTGTAATGCTAAAGCTGCTCACACATAGAAGAAAAGAGCTGGAGGCTCTTTATCGTAAGACAGGTACATCCGACTACAGGATACGTTTGCTAGAGGTGAAACGACTGATAAGGAAGTTTAAACAACAAGAGGTTCAACTGGATACATTGCCCACAATTGTGTCCAGAGAAACAGCAAAGATGATCACTAGATTGTCTAAAGATCTGCAGCAACTCGCAGAGGTAAAAAATGACTAAAGATGAAATAATTGACTGGATGATGAACAAAGGTTTGTCTACAGGTCATGGAGACTCTGTTGTTGATTTGCTTGACGAGCTTGAGTGGCAAATAGCAGAAAGAGAACGTGAGGCTTGTGCAAAGGTGGCAGAAGAACCTTGGCAAGGCAGTCCCAAAGCAATAGCGAAACAAATCAGAGCAAGGGGACAAGAATGACCAAAGACGAAATCATGCATTTAAGGCTAGAGGCTAACACTTTTGCTAGAGCGCACATTCAAGATCTAAGAGAGGTATCTGTCTTTGATCACATAAGGGATGCCAGGCTGATCCAGCTGGTAGAAGAGAAAGTACGCTTAGAGTACAAGCCTGGCTGGCGTAAAAGACAAATCAACTTACAAAAGGAGATTGAAGATTAAACTATAAGACTAATCATCTATGTGTATAATTAACTAATCCTAACTTCATAAAGGTAACTTATGTCAGACTTTTCACCTGAAACGCGCAATAGTGCAATCTGGTCTGGAGATTCCAGGAAGGTTGCAAACGGGAAAGCCAACGATGTCATACTGACCAAACTGGGAAGAAAGCCTATTCCTGATCTATCAGACATAGAGGCAGTCCAGATGGGTCACGTCATGGAGCCGGTCATTGGCAGACTCGCTCAAAACAAGCTGCAGATTGAACTCACCAAGATTGAAGATGCAGTAACTCACAAAAAAGAATCCTGGCTTAAATCTCACTTTGACTTTGTAGGAACTCGAAATGGTAAATCTTTCCTGGTTGAATGCAAGAATTACAACGCAGCTGTTCGCAACAAGTTTGATGATAGAAACATACCTTCTGCAGACATGGCTCAGATCATCCATGAGGCAGCCGTATTCAATACGGACACGGTTTACCTGGCTGTGCTTTTTGGTGGTCAGGAGTTTTACCTACAAGAGTTTAATATCACAGAAGAGATGAAGACAGAGCTGCTCTGGAAGATGGCAGACGTTTGGGCAAGAGTCCAGACAGACCAACCCTACCCTCCAGAAGACTTGGACCAGACCAAACTCATGTATCCATTCTCTTCAGAGACTGTTAAAACAGCTTCTCAGAGTGTTGAATTGGCTTGTAGCACCCTTGCTAACCTTAAGGCTCAAATAAAGGCTCTGGAGGCTCAAGAAGAGCAAATACAGACTCTTATACAAGGCTACATGGAAGACAGAGGGACTCTGATGACCGTGGATGGGAAGGTATTGGCAACTTGGAAGAACGCAAAGGCTACAAACAAGTTTGACAGCACTTTGTTCAAGCAATCCATGCCAGACATCTATGAACAATTCATGCGTCCCATCCCAGGCTCTAGAAGGTTTCTGGTCAAATGATTGCTCAAAGCAGCATCATCAACCTGGAGGAACACAAAGCCTCTGGGAAACTTGGTCTACAAGCCAACAACATCCTGACTTTCTTTAAAAGTAATCCTCACAAAGACTTCTCCAGAGCAGAGGTCTCAGAACTCTTGAACATCAGACTCTCTAGCGTTTGCGGACGTATCAACGAATTGCTAGAGAAAGGTCATCTGGAGTCACAGCTGCAGCGCAAATGCAGAATCACAAACAAGACCGTCAGCCCAGTTAAGCTGGTTCCCCAGGTCTACAAAGTACAGTTGAGACTTCTATGAAAGTATTTCCCTTTCAACACAAACACCCTACATCAGGGCAGACCACCATCTCTGAAGGTATAGACATCAGACTTTGGGTAGCAACTATGTGTGTGCAAGGTATTGCACCTCATGCTTTGGAGCTGTACGCAACTCCACCAGAAATAGCAACAGCAGCGTTTGAATTGGCAGACGCATT